TGCGCTGGATTAACCATCCAGAGCTCACTAGCATCCCCCCACTTGTCAGGGGGTACAAAATAACTTAAAACTTAAACACTCGCAATGGCGACGCGGGGGCACCATTTGTGCGGTGCAAATAGCCAAACCCTTAACAGGGACACTTTGGTGCGCGACGAACAACACAGTTCAAGTCGCACCAGGCCCGGACTGTTCGCCACCATCGGCAGCAGCTTGGGTGCCCTAGCCACCACGGCTGTGGGTAAAACATTGGGTGTGGGAGCACAAACTATTTGCGGATTTGTGTTGAACACACCGGTAGCCCCTATCGGGGCCCTCGCGGGGGTGGGGTATTTGGCGTGGCGGCATTATCAATGGCGGCGCACGATAATCCCTAAGGAGACTGAAGTCGAAGCCAACTTGTCTTTGGAAGCATTAGATGCAGCAGATGCACCCGAGGAAGCGCTCTTCGAACGCATGGTTGCAGCCAGTACTGAAGGCACGTGGGATGATCTCAATAACCCGGATAACAATTTGGGGATCACGCGCGCTCAAAGGAACATGGCCAGGCGTAAGCTTAGACAGGCATGCGCCGTGCAGCTGTCAATGGAAGCTAAGATGAAGTTTCCATACCTCCACGAGAACAAATTTGAGTCTGTGCGTCTCGAGGTCGCCAGGTTTATTCGTGACCGACTCGAGGAGCGAAAGGTGCGGCCAACACACGCCGTGCACCTGGCTGCTCTGGCTACACAGCTTGCCTTCATCCCAACAGAAGACGAGGTGGCCATTGGACAGATGGGCAAGACTCGCGCATTCGCCCAGCGCATCACACACAGCGAACTGCCTTGGCACTCCAGATGGGACAGGGAGTCAGGCAGTGGCTTACGATTCACCCCTAAATAGGGGGGCCCTGGGTCTCTGCGGGGAGTAACGTCAACGGCGACGCGTGGGCATGTTGACGGTCTCATCGTGGAACCTAGGGTCGACGTGGAGGCGAAGGCCAGGTATGCTACGTTGGTATGGGGTACCTCCCCCCATAAGTATTACACAACGTTCAATAACAACCTGGTAAATCTCAAGCGTGGCGTGGTGGAAAGAATATTTCTCGTGAAGGATGCCGCCGGGCATCTGAAGCGACCACCACAACCTGCCCTGAACGTGCACCAAGGTCTACAGGCATTTTCCAGGTTGCTGGACAAACACTCTCCCTCGACCACCCCAGTTTCCGGCGACGTTTTCGTCTCGATGTACAGGGGTCGCAAGAGAGTGCAATACCAGCAGGCGTGGGACAGTTTGAAGGTGAAATCTGTCGAGCGCAAAGATGCCTTCACGAGCACGTTTGGCAAGCTGGAGAAGCACCTTGCTTCCAAGCCTGGCGCAGTCCAACGGGTTATCCAGCCCCGTGGGAAGAGATACAATGTAATGGTGGGTCGGTACATCAAACCCATTGAGGAGCAGTTCTACAAAGCGGTAGCGAGAGTGTTTGGGGAGGAAACAATTACAAAGGGGATGAACGCATCAACGGTTGGGCTGCTGGCGTGGAAAAAATGGTCAAAGTTTAAACGGCCTGTTGCGGTTGGCTTGGATGCCAAACGTTTCGATCAGCACTGTAGCGTCCCAATACTTGAGTGGGAACACGAGCGCTACCTCAAGTGCTTTCATGGATCGGACAGGGCGGAGTTGGCTAGACTACTGCGCTGGCAGTTGAACAACCGGGGATACGGCAGGGTACCAGATGGCGTAATAAAGTACGTCGTCAGGGGTTGCCGCATGAGCGGTGACATGAACACTGCACTGGGGAACTGTATAATCATGTGTTCCTTGGTGTGGACCTACATGAGAGAGCGGCGCATCACGATGTTCGAGTTGATGAACAACGGTGATGATTGCGTCGTGATCATGGAGCGTTCAGACCTTGCCGGCTTTGCAGAGGGGCTAGACGAATGGTTCAGGAACTACGGGTTCAATATGCAGGTTGAGGAGCCTGTGTATGTTTTTGAGGAACTCGAATTCTGCCAATGTCGGCCTGTCCTAACTACTGATGGGTACAGGATGGTTCGGAACGTCGCAACAGCGTTGGCGAAGGACAGCGTGAGCGTCATTGAACTACGCACCCAAAAGGAGTACGAGGGCTGGGTAAGTGCCGTAGGCGATTGCGGGCTTAGCCTCTGCAGAGGTGTACCGGTCATGGAGTCATTTTACAGGATGTTTTGCCGGGTGGGATCCGGTAGGGTGAACAGAAACGCTCAGTATTACGAGCAGTTGAGCGGGTCGGGGATGGCAATGATGGCGAGGGGCATGCGCACAGAAAATAGTGTGATTGATCCAGAAGTAAGGGTGTCTTTTGCCCGAGCGTTTGGTATCACGGTGCAGGCCCAATTCGCCCTCGAAGCTTACTACGATCAACATGACCCCTGCTGGAAACCACCGTCCCCTGAGCAAAACCGACCAACACACAAACTCGCTGCCAACACGTGGAACTCAAATTTACGACACCTCTACCTGCAAACCACATTGTGGGAGAGGGACTCCTCTATCTACGCCGGCGGCTATCTTACGGCCACTAAGGGGTGCGCATTCCATGCCACCTCCCATAGGCCCCATTACTGAGCTGGAACCGAAACCCCCTGAGCTTAAGGAAGAGAATTCGACTGAATCTACTTCATCGTGGCCATTGGTGCGAAAGCCCAAGGGACATGCGAAACGTGAGCGTTTCCGCTTGCATCGCTTAGCGAAGAAGGAACAAAAGTTGAATTCACTTAAATCCAAGGCGGACGACTCATCTGAGTCCAACGCAAGTTGATAACGCTGGCTGCTGAAGCACGAGAATTGATTAACAATCTGCACACTTACAACCCTGGATGCACTAGCGAAAGCCTTGCTCGCTGTTATAGTGATCCTTGTGTATCTTCTTGGAGTGTACTTGTGGGCGAAGAGTCCTCCGCACGTCACAACAGAAGATTTCTTAGATGGCTCCTAAGCCAACAAAGAAGGTGGGCAAGATTAAGGCGGCGCAAATGAACTCCCGTAAGAAGGCCATACCTCAGGGAGCCAATGGGCTGACAAGAGATTCCGTTCCAAGCAGTGCAAAGCGACCTGTTGGCATGGTGCCAACGCCAAGAGCGGAGACGTTGAATGAGCAAAATTTCGTGAACATGACTTTGGACCCATGCAATGGTCCCCTAACGAGATCCCCTTTTGGGGCTACTGAGAATGCATATTTGTGGCGGTTGAATTTCCGTCGCACTGTGCAAGCCAACGCCGGTGGATACCTGGCCGCGGCTCTCAATCCGTTAGGAATATACCAGGGCTCCGGTGCTTCACTGATTAATTGGTGGGCGCAGGCGGGTCTGAACGATAGCGCCGTGTCACTTCCGGCATCATCCGCGGTTGGCATGCCTGGATCAGCATCCCTGGCCGGTATAGCTGCGCAGACAAGAGTTATAGCTGGCTGTATCAAGCTTAACTACATCGGCGCAGCACAAGCCGCCCAGGGGCAGCTAATCGGATGGGAAGGCCAAGCGGACGAAGTCTTTACAGGTGGCACGGCGTACACGAATACGAGGTGCCTTAGTGATTTTGCAGTCAATGGCAATACATATCCGATCACGTCGGGTGTGGAGTCCAGGCTCAACTATTCCAAGGCATCACCTCAACAATTGCAATATGGCGACGTCAATGTCGCAAGAATGGACGTATTTTCCCCATGTGCGCTTGTCGCTATCTCAGGTGGTCCATCGAGTGCATTTTATGTGCTTGAAGCAACCATTGTGGTTGAATGGACCCCAAATCTGAGCGTCGGCATTCCCGCACCCTCACCGGTACAGGCTAGACCTGGTGCAGCGGAAAGGGTTGCGAATGCACTGAGGAACGTATCTCCATTGCTTGTGTCTGCGGTCACACCGTTGTTAGGACCGTACGCTGCAGCATTTGGAACCGCCGTCAATTTTGCTGGACGGGTTGCCAAACAGGTCATGGCGTAAACAATTGCGTTGCAGATGTGCAACGGCTGGCCCAGGGGGGTCGGACCGCGGGAGCAAATACCACAAACTAACATGTGGCGCGGTATACTCCAATGATGCACCAGTAAAGGTGCTCACGCTAAGGTGGATACGCTTATTTGGAAAACATTGGTCTCAGTGCGTCTGGGGGCAGGTAGGACATTTGGGGCTGGTTACCCCAACCGGTTTTGACGGGCAACCCAGCCCGCCAGGCCTACTAACCAGGGATGCGCACGGGTAAGTGACTTAGAGACCTTGTCGACTGCGGCAGCAGTGTTTTCTTATTTTACAAACCACCTTACCCCGATTGGCATCGTAGCAGGCATGCTACGAGGGCCACAAGCCATTAGGGGGTCCACACGCTGACCACACATGAAACTATTCGGAACTGATGACAGTGCGGCGTGTCATTTAGTTGCTGGACGGTGTATAGGGTGTCAGGGGTCAG